ATGAAAGAGAAACCTGACCGTCGGTTTTTAAGATAACACATTCCGTAACACCGTACATCTGCTTTACAAGCTTCCCAGAATATGTAGAATAATCTGTTTGATTCCCTAAAGTCTGGCTGCCCAACATCAATCTTGGACCACTGCAAGTACATGTAGTGAGTACCAGTAATATAAGTAGGAATACCCTTATTATTGAACCAAAAACCATCTTCCCTCCTTTTAAACTCTTCATCAATATAGTCATACCATTTATTTTTAAATTCGCTAGACCTATCTTCCCAGTCAAATACGGATTTTATTTTACTTAATTCCTTTGGGTATTCTAAATGTTCCCATCTTTGTTCTAACTTATTGCTAGATTTTTTATAGCTATCTTCAGCTAAAGGTAATGCTATTTTTAAACCCTGTATTTCATATACTTCACCAATCTTGCCTGTTTTAGATATAATAACCATATCATGATCTTTATTATATCCGTACTCCCACTTCTTGTATCTATTTTCTCTTTTTAATGCGTGAGGTTTTATATAGTCTTTTAATACTGTTACTAAAGTTTGCTCGTACATTACCTAGATCTTCCTTCTGCAAATCCCCTAAAAGCTTGCTTCATTTCTTCTTTAGCCTCTTTTGGATTATCATTCAACAAAGCCTCTTCTGCTTCTATTCTGTTGAGTATTTCAAAAGCATCAAATATAGCTAGCTTCTTAGTAGCTGCTGCATTTTTTAGCCTGTCTGCAGATAAATCATCTTCAGAATCTACAATAGCCTCTTTTGCTACTTTAATAAGTTCTTCCACAGCCTTTTGCCCAGCTTGGATTATATTCAACTTCGTTTCCTTTGTATTCATATTTAATTGTAATATCATTGGTACGCATTCGGTACAATCTATCTTCATCTATTAAAAACTCATACTCACTACTAGGGCTAAAGCCTAAAAGATCTCCTTCGTTTATTTTAAGCGCTTTTAAGGAACTATTACCATATTTTAATATACCAATATGCTTTCGTTCTTTCTGGCTGCTTATAATTGAGTTTTTATTATTTTCAACTATAGGCTTTATAAAGCAAAAATCCATAGGAGCTTTCCATTCTCCATTTCTACTATATAAAAATATTTGATCGTAATAACAGAAATACTTATCTTCTTTAAAATAAGCGCTGCTATTTTTTTCTATTCCACGTACATCATAGAATCTTCTAAAAACATTATGATGCACTATAACTTCGTCATTGACTTGTATATCAGTATCGCCTATTAAAGGAACTGATTTTACAATACCCACTCTATTGACGAACTTATGATCGTCCATGGTGGTATTAATTATTAATTTTTTACCACCAATATCTACTTCATTAGTGTACCTACTTTCTTTAGGTTCTATAATGAAGCTGTATAAGCTTTGCATTAGTATTCTAAATTATATTCAATTGATATTGCCATATTAGAATTAAACTTCTTCCATGGAATAACTTCATTGTTTTTTGTTATATAAATATTATAAGAACCATCTTTTTGGTCATGCAATATATCAGAAATACAATGCCCTCCGTAGACCTGTTGACCTACGGAATAATGCATTGCTTCATTTTTATAGTCAGTACCTATACTTATTTTTCTAATTAGCTTGCTCATCTGACTTTTCCTCTATTTCCTCATAGCTACCATCTTCTAAATTGACAGTAATCTTTCCATATTTTTCTTCTAAGGCTGTGCTGGTTTTTTCAGCATCTGCTAATAGTTGTGCAAACGATCCTACGATTTGAGCTTTTTGCACTTCTAAAGCTCCCATGTCTGAAAGCATTCTAGTTTTTAACCCCTGTTGCTTTACTAACTCTTCTAATTCTACTTGTTCGATTTTTTTACTCATGTTAAATTTTATTTAATTATTAATTACTAATATATATATTACGCGAAGTCTTGATTATTTTCTAGGTACTAGTTGTTTTTTCTAACAGCAGCACCGAAAAAATAACCGAATATAGACAAAACTATACCTTCACATATACCTATTAAGTGTATCCATATTTCCTTATTGTTTTCGGGAATCTGTAAATACACTATAGCATATATCATAAAAGAGAATGCCCCAAGCCCTACTATGCCGGTTAAGTTAAACATAAAATCAAACTGACCTGTTTTTGCTTTTTCAACCTCTCTTTGACGAGCACTGTCTCTATCTTGCACTTCAAGGTTGTATAATTCTACAAGTTCCTCATGCATCAATTCTTTATCTTGACTAGGTATTTCTGGATCGGTATTTATTAAGTTTTTAACAACACCAAGTACACCTTTGTCTGGTAAACTTCCCGACACAAAGCCAGGCAGCTTTTTTAATAAAAACTGACCAACTTTAGTATCTTTAAACTTCTTCTTGTTTTTCATTTAGCAATTCCATTTTCTTCTAGCAGCCTTACCTCTTTCAGACTTCCAGCTTTTTGATCTAGCACAGAACGATTTTCTACGCTTCCAAGCCTTGCTTCCTCTTTTTAATTTTGACGGAGGTGTTGTTACCGCGGTTTTTAACTTACTGCCGGGGTTATCTTTTCTATATTTAGCTACGCCTTTTTTAGACATACCTCCTCCTGCTTTTGATCCAGTACCACTACCTTTTTTTACTTTACTGTAGTAGCCTTTAGATTTTTTTCTAGACGGCGCGTTTTTTGTAGCCATAAGCTATTATGCTATTATTGCGTCAATAGCAGATTTTTGGTCAGCTGTTAAGTTTTCTACAAATACAGGTATAGCCATTTTTAATACTAAATGACGGTGATTTCTGAATAAGTCCCCAACTTCATCTTCTGATCTGTCAGCTTCAGCAATTGCTTGAATTCTTTCACATATTGCAATTGAATCCAAAGAAGCATTGATGTCCACTAAAGCTTGTTCTTGTGTGTAATCTTCCATTTTTTTTAATGTTTGTTGTTGTTTGTTATTTATTTTCTAATTCTTTTACTTTTGCAGAAAGCTCTTGTACAGCTTTTACGAGTATAGGTATTAGATTACCATATTTTGCTTCTATACGATTTTCACTTATTTCGTATACTAAATCTAGTATTTCGTTTTCTCCGTCGGGCATAGCTTCTTGTAATTCTTGAGCTATAAATCCTACGCGTTTTTTACCTTGCTTAACTTCAGACATATGTTCTGGCCTGAAATCCCATTCAAACTCTACAGGTCTAACTGAATCTATAAAGTCTAAGCCAAAGCTACTATCTTTCACGTTTGTTTTATCTCTACCGTCAGACAACGCTGCAATTGATTGATCAGCACATCTAAATGCAGATATGTTTGCATCACCTAATGTTATTTCGTTTGAAACATCAACAGCAGAAGCCGCAGCATTTCTACCTATTATAGTATTATTGATACCCGTAGTAAGAGCATCACCTGCGTTAGCTCCGATTATAGTATTTTTGCCCCCATCCGTAATCGCAAGTCCAGCTTGCCTACCAATAGCTACATTATAAGAAGCTCCATCTTGCACTTTAAGGGCCTGGCTACCAATAGCTACATTAAAGTTTCCTGTGTCTTCAGCCTGAAATGTCTCGGCTCCTAATGCGACATTTGCAGCACCGGTTGTAATTCCAACCCCAGAATTTCCACCAATGATTGTATTGTAAGTACCTGTTGTCATTAAGCGTCCTGATGATTTACCAACAGCTACGTTGTAAGCGTTAGATCCTGCGTTTAGTAATTTTAACGCTTCATCACCTACCGCAACATTCTGGCCATGACCATCTTCAGAGTATAAAGAAAGGTAACCTACAGCTACATTATTAGAACCTGTTGTAATACTATAGCCGGATTGCATACCTATAAGTACATTTTGGTGACCCGTTGTCATTGAGGGAGCTGTTAAACTACCTATAGCTGTATTTTGAGTACCTGATGTTACCTCTTGCAGTGCGCTATGACCCATCGCAACGTTGTAATTGTTACCTTCATTATTTTGTTGGCTTAAAGCGTAGTAACCAATAGCCGTGCTGTTATTACCAGTATCTTCAGCTGATAAAGCTCTAAATCCTATAGCTATGTTATGATTTCCGGTTGTTAACGAATCTCCGGTATCACTACCTATTAGTGTGTTTTGTACACCTGTTGTAATCGCTTGGCCAGAATTATATCCAACAGCGGTGTTATATGACTCAGCCCCTGCGTTTAGAGATCTTAAAGCATACCAACCAACAGCAGTGCTTCTACCATGACCGTCCTCACTGGTAAGTGCTTCATAACCTATAGCTACATTTCTACTACCAGAAGTCAAAGCATCACCTGCTAAACCACCTATTAAGATATTTTGAATACCATCAGTCACAGATGATCCAGCGTTATCTCCTATAGCAACATTATAAGTAGCTCCTGAAACTCCAGTCATTGCATTTAAAGCGAATGATCCAATAGCTACGTTTCTATCGCTATCTACATTAGCACTTAAAGTACCATATCCTAAAGCAGCATTGTGAAGACCTTCTGTTATTGCATCCCCTGAAAAAGCACCGATTAAAGTATTTCTTTCACCAATTGTTATATCATTTCCAGCTTCAGTACCAATAGCAACATTGTAAGTATTTTTTAATGATCCGTTCGCAACGTTTACCAAAGTATTTTCGCCAATTGCAATGTTATGTGACGATAACCGAGAGCTTGCCATAGCGTTTTTACCTAGGGCAACATTACTTCCACCTGTTGTTTCAGCACTTAAGGTGCTGTAACCCATAGCAGTATTGTTACTACCTGTAGTTAAAGCATCTCCAGCATAACCACCTATTAAAGTATTTGTAGCACCTGTGGTTATTGCCTCACCACTCTTATAACCGACTGCCACATTATTAGCGTCAGTTCCAGCATTTTGATTCAGCAAGGCGCTATATCCTACGGCAACATTATACCCGTGAGCGTCTTCAGAACCTAAACTATTTTGACCCACGGCAACATTCCTAATACCTGTAGTTAAAGCATCTCCCGAAAAAGCTCCTACTAGTGTATTTGATGAACCAGATGAAAGTACCAGTCCAGCATAGGCACCTATTGCGGTATTACTATCAGCCGTTGTAAGCGCTTTTAAAGCGTTATCTCCTACTCCAGTGTTATATACAGCTGAATTTAATGTACCGGTAGTGTTGTGACCTATAAGTATACTACCTGTAAAGTTAGTACCACCTATTTTAAAGTTTTCGAAATTTGTGTTAACAATCCCGAAGGCTGTTCTTAACGAATCTCCAGTACCGTCGTTAGCAGATGTGCCAATATTTATTGTTGTTATTGCCATTTTTTATTTTTATTGTTATAATATGTTTAATGATCTATCTTCTTTAACTGAGATGTTGTCTATTGATACATTTGTGTTGCTAGGGTGCCTTCTTTTTATCTCTAGAGTACCACTTGAATAAGTAGATTCAAAATACAATATATGCGTACCTATAGAAGCATACTCTGCTTCACCAATAACAACACTATTATACAACAACTGAACTTTCCCTACATTGTTTATTTCAGTAATATCAAATTCTAATTTATAAGTACTTCCTACTGTTGTAGAAACGATTTGTCTAGCATATTGATAAGTTCCATCTAATGCATCGATAGTTAATTTACCATTTTCAATGCTTGAACCAGACGATAAAGTCCAATCTTGCCCTACTTCTTTAACTGAGATGTTTGTTACATCAAAATCAAAATTAGGATAGCCACCATTTCTTTTTATAGTTAAATCTGCTCCTGTTGATACTCCGTGAAGTGTATAAGTACCTACTCCATTTGATATATCTACATTATAAGTAACTGCGCTACTACCTATAAAAACTTGAACATTACCAGCAACGTATCTTGCAACATCAAATGTTATTTTATAG